TTGACAATTAATAAGTTAATAGAGCAGGTCAACGATAGCAATGACCTCGAACTTACGTCAAGCCTACCCGACAAACTGGCAAAGCTTTCAGCCACAATCGAAAAATTGGATAAAAAAACAAGCGTGGTTGACGCTGTCAATGTCTTCATCGACTTTTCGCATTGGCTCGAAAGTCGTTCCTTGCAGGATTCCGAACTGAAGCTCGAATTATTAAAAGCCTTCAACAAATATCAGGATATGTATATCACCGAACAAATGAGCAAATAAATCATGTTGACTGAAAAGGAAAGAAAAGAAGCGCGTGAGCGGTGGATTAATCATAAAAAGCGAATACAATCGTTAACTTCCGAGTCATTGACGCCTAAAGAAACGACGGCACAAAAGTCTGCGCGCATTCGTCGGCTCTTAAATGATTACGACGCTTTTTGTGAGTACTATTTCCCGCATTACCTCAATCGTTATGACGGTGTCACCGGCAAACTTGTCGGAGTATGTCATAACGCGCCTTTTCATCGTGCGGCTGCCAAAAAAGTACGTGAAACGTCTAATCTAAAGGGGGTGTTCCTATGGCCGCGCGGTCATGCAAAATCCACTCACTTTGATGTTTTCATTCCTTTATGGCTGATTTTCCAACAACCTCACCGGTTAATCAATTTCATGGTTATCGTCGGCAAAAGTGAAGACAGCGCAAACAAACTTCTTGGCGATGTGCAGGCTGAACTTGAAAGCAACCGGCGCATAATAAACGATTTTGGTGAACAAAAAAATCTCGGTGATTGGCAGGATGGTGAGTTTGTCACGCGTGACGGTGTCGCTTTCATGGCTCTTGGCCGAGGGCAGTCGCCGCGCGGACTGCGTGACAAAAACGCACGTCCGGATTATATCGTTATTGATGACCTTGATGATGATGAAATGTGTCTCAATCCTCGCCGTGTACGCGAGTGTACGGCGTGGGTTAAAGAAGCCCTTTTCGGTTCTCTCGATGTCGGACGCGGACGTTTCATCATGGTGGGCAACCTCATAAGCAAAACAAGTGTCTTGGCAAACATGGCTGCAAACAAGTCGGTATATGTTTCCAAAATTTACGCGGTCGACAAAGAGGGCTATCCTGTTTGGCGTGAAAAGTGGACTAAGGAGGAAGCGCAGGCCTATGCCGTTTTTGTAGGCTATCGTGCGTGGCAAAAGGAGATGATGCACAATCCTATTATTGAGGGTTGCATCTTTCGTTACGACTGGATTAAATACAAAAAACTCCTTCCTCTACGCAAGTATGATGAGATAATCTGCTACATCGACCCGTCATTGAAGCCAAAAACCACAAACGACTACAAGGCTGCCCGTATATGGGGAAAAATTGGTCATGAACTGCATCTTATTGACTGTATCGTCCGACAGTGTACAATGGCGGAGTTGGTTCGTTGGCTTTATGATTTCAACGAACAACTGCCTGAAGACGTTGTCATAAAATATTTCATGGAGGCTAATTTTTATCAGGATACTCTCCTTGACGACTTCGCTGATGAAGGCGACCGCCGCGGCTATCAGTTACCTGTAATGCCCGACAAACGCAAAAAGCCCGACAAACTTCAGCGTATCGAAAGCATTTCGCCTCTTTGGGAGCGTGGTTGGGTTTGGTATAACGCCGACCTCAAAGACACGCCCGACATGCAAGCTGGCATCGACCAGACTCTTGCTCTCGAAAAGGGTAGCACCGCGCATGACGATGCCCCCGATGCCGACGAAGGCGCAATATGGATGCTACAGCGGAACAACAGAATAAACATTGTTAAACCTCGTATCGGGCAACGCCCGGTATCTAAATATGGATGGTAATATGGCTGATACTACAACAACATTTTTAACTAAGGAAGATTACAAGGTCGTCATCGGCGATGGTGCATATCAAGTTGTCACGCAAGCTGATGAGGCTTTGCGGCAGGCCGCCGAAGAACGTGCCAAGCAAAGAATCGCCGGATACCTTCGCCCAAAATATGACATCGAAGCTATTTTCTCCGCTCGGACTGACAGCCGCAGCGCGGAGGTTATCGGTTGGATGTGTGACATCGCTTTGTACGATATGTCAGCCAGCGTCTCCGGACGCATGGGCATGGAAATTCGTAAGGAACGTTATGAAAAGGTCATGGAACTGTTGCAACAAATTCCCAAGGGCAATTATGTGCCCGACCTTCCTTTGGCAATTGATGCCGCTGGTGAAACAATAGGTTTCCCGATGAAATATGGTAGTGAACAACAACTTAACAATTATTGGTAATTATATGAGTAAAATAAATGATTTCATAAATCGGTTTCGTGCCGATAGTCCTGATAAAAACATATTGCACAACGAGTACGGTAATTTCAATCTGTCTAAAAGTTCCGATAAAAAACGTTTGGCTCAGGTTGTAGTCGACTTGTGGCGCGAAACGAGTGCTCTTACTAAAAAAGACATCAAATCGTGGCGTCAGGCATGGCAACGCGCTATCAATGTCGATTATCCCGACCGCCGTGCGCTGTTGGATATTTATGTCGACACTGATGCCGACGACCATCTTACCGGTTGTGTACAGCAACGCAAAGGCTTTGTCACATCTCAGTCATTCAAAATCATTGACAAATCCGGCAAAGAGAATGAAGATGTAAAGTTGTATTTCGATACCGAATGGTTTGGTGACCTCATCGATTACATTCTCGATTCCAAGTATTGGGGGCATTCGCTTATCGAACTTGGTGACGTCTTCACCAACGCCGAAGGCTTGCTCGCATTTGATGGCGTCACGCTCATCGACCGAAAGCACGTCATCCCCGAATATCACGTCTTCACGCAATATCAGTTTGAAGACCATGCTTCCGGGTTCGACTATCATGGAGACCCCTATAAAGATTGGTTAATCGAAGCCGGCAAACCATTCGACCTCGGACTCTATTTAAAGGCTGCACCAAACGCCATAAGCAAACGAAACGTCACAGCCTTTTGGGACCAGTTCGCCGAAATTTTCGGAATGCCCATGCGTATAGCCCACACCACGTCTCGTGACGAAAAGGACTTGAACAACATCGAAAAAATGATGCAAAGCATGGGTACCGCCTTTTATGGGCTTTTCCCTGAAGGCACCGACGTCGAAATGAAAGAAAACTCCAAAACTGACTCCTACAATGTCTACGACAAACGCATCGACCGTTGTGATTCCGAAATAAGCAAACTAATCATCGGGCAAACCATGACAATAGAAAACGGTTCCAGCAAAAGCCAAAGCGAAACGCACTTGAAAATTCTTGAAAACCTCGTTCGTGGTGATCGCAAGTTGGTACGCAATGTTATCAACAATCAGTTGTTGCCTCGTATGGTAAAGTTCGGTTTCCCCATTGACGGCTGTAAATTTGAATGGGACGATTCCACCGACTACACACCTGAGCAGCAATTGAATTATGAAAAGACAATTGCCTCTCTCTATGAAGTCGACCCCAAGTATTTTGCCGACAAATACGGCATGCCGGTCGGAAAGGCAAAGCAACAGTCAACTTCTGTTATAGTTCAAGATGATTGAATTTATAGATTATTCAAAATAAATTACAATGAAAGAAAGTAACAATTTAGTAGCGGCAATCAAAGGATTTGAGCAACTGCGTTTATCATCCTATCAGGATAAAGGTGGAATATGGACAATAGGTTACGGCCACACATACGGCGTGAAACAAGGTCAACACATCAACGAACGCCAGGCTGAGGCCTTATTGGCGTTTGACATAGCTAAAGCCCGAAAAGGTCTCGACAGTCTCGCCTTGAAAAACTTATCGCAAGGCAAGTATGATGCCTTGATTGACTTCATTTTCAACATCGGTATAACAAAGTTCTTAAGCAGTACTCTTTTAAAGAACATCCGCACAGGTGAATCTGTAAGTAAAATACAGAATGAAATAAGAACATGGTGTCACGGCCATGACAAATCCGGTAAATTAGTTGAAGAACCGGGCTTGGTGAAACGCAGAGCATGGGAGGCAGCGCAATGGGAACGATAAAAGAGATTCTAAGCAAATTAAATGAGCGTTGGAACGCAGAAATGCCGGTATTTTTTGGCAGCGTAGTCGCAATTTGTACGTCCGTCAGTGCCGTGGCATTAGCCGTACACATAGCCCTTGTTGCCGCAAGTGCCAACGAGCCGGCATGGTGGCAGGCCGTTTATCCGTATTTAATAGGAATACCTGCCGGAATGGCCGCCATCGCCAAATTGACTAAGAAATAGTCTTTTCGGCAACGTAGTTGTAAACTTCAACATTTTCCACGATGTCTTCATGGTTATGATTTGTAATGGATTGCGCGAGGTCTACTCCGTGGAATCCTTCACCTTTCAATCCATGTAAAACATCGTGAATTTTTTCTGCCATGTCCAAGTCTTCTAATCCCTGTTGAGTATTGTCCCAATCGGTCACCACGTGTAACTTAAACTGGCTGTTAGCCCTGTAATTGTTTCCGCCTGCGCGTTCCCAGTTAATTACACGAAACTCTATAAACACCGCAGGTCTTTCCCAAACAATCTCTTGCTTGAGAAAATCCATATTATGGTTCCATAAATCCACATGTTTTATAGCTCCGTTATCCACGTTTTTCAACCGTTCAACTATCGCATTATAAATTGCACCTCTCATAATTTTAATCATTTAATACAAATATACTAAAAAAGACGTAATAGTCTTGCATCTTTTGATTCCAAAATATTTTAATTGCTACATTTTAGCCTTGCATGAAATAAATATGTTATCTTTGCGTTTAACGTACATCAGAAACTATGTTATAATGGAAAAAGAAAATATTGTTCAACGCGGTATAAATGATGGTTTTATAAGTATATGTGATGATAGTATCACTTATATAAATCAAAATAAAACACGAAAATACAACTATCCTGAAGAACAGGTGCAGGCAGAAACTTTTCTACATCTCATTTATGATTACAACTATTCGGTTGAACGTATTAGACAGTTTGTTCCAGTGACGATGGGACGTGAAATAAAAGAAGCTGACATCGTAGTGTATGATGATGATGAATGCTTAAGTCCACGTGTTTTAGTAGAATGTAAAAAGGAGGAAGTAAGTGAAGCCGAATTTAATCAAGCTGTTGAACAGGCATATAGTTATGCTTACGCTTTACCGGGTGACGTTAAATATGTTTTGGTTACATCAGGCATCAAAAATGAATGTTTCGAAGTAGATAAAAAACAGAACACTAGAAACAGGGCTTCGGATATTCCTCAATTTGGAGTTAAAGATGTTGCGAATTATAAATATGTGTATGATGCGGCAAGTATTCCCCAAGAAAATGGGAAACAACGGTTTTTCGACCTTTCTGCTATAGATCAATCTGAACTCACTAAACGTTTCAAACAGGCTCATGAAGCCCTATGGGCTGGCGGACAATTGAATCCATCGGAAGCATTCGACGAATTGGATAAACTTATTTTCTGCAAAATATGGGATGAACGTAAATATCGTAATATAGGAGAGCCTTATGACTTCCAAATTATTACGGTTAGCAAAGACGAAGAAATAGATGAGAATAGACGTAGACAGAAGGAAAACGACAATTTATATAAACGTATAATTGCACTATATGAGGAAGGACGAAATAAAGATGCAGAAGTTTTTAGAGATAATATTCGTTTAACCCCTGAAAAAATTCGTACTGTAGTGGGATATCTCGAAAGTGTAAACCTTGGAGATACAGACCTTGACAGTAAGGGACGGGCATTTGAGACTTTTATAGGTTCATATTTTAGAGGCAATTTTGGTCAATATTTTACCCCTCGCCAAATTGTAAGTTTTATTGTAGACGTGCTACCTATAGATAAAGATTCAAAAGTATTGGATACATCCTGTGGAAGTGGAGGCTTTTTATTGTATTCCCTCAATAAAGTCAGAAATCAGGCAACTGAATTATATCCGGATTATAAAAGGGACACTAAGCGATATAAAAAATGGTTCCCTTATTGGCATGATTTTGCCAAATACAATTTGTATGGAATAGAAATAAACGAACAAATCGCTCGCGCCGCTAAAATGAATATGATAATTCATGATGACGGACATACAAATGTAATCACATCTGACGGATTAATAACCGAAGAGGCGATAAAAACACAAACGAATAATGATGGCTTTAAATATGGCTCATTCGATTTTATAATTACTAATCCGCCTTTTGGCAGTATGATTCGTCAAACAGAAAAAGCTTATTTGAAAACATATCAGCTTGGCAAGAAAGACGAAGACTGGTTAGCCTTAAAGACATCTCCAGAGACAATTAGAGAGAATCAGAGCACAGAGGTCTTGTTCTTGGAACAAGACTACAAATTTCTGCGTCCAGGAGGTTTTCTTGCTATCGTAGTACCAGATGGAATTTTGACAAATAGCAGTCTGCAATACGTACGTAATCAAGTGGAAGATTGGTTCCGCATTGTAGCTGTTGTCTCAATGCCTCAAACTGCTTTCGCAGCAAACGGTGCTGGTGTTAAAAGCTCGGTGCTTTTCTTACGTAAATGGGATGAGAATCACACAGAACAATTACGAGGTCAAAAAAAGCATATAGAAGATAGGTTATTAAATGAGGTTCACTATAAATCGCAATGTGAAACATGGGATAAGGAAAAGAAAAACCTCCAAAAAGAAAAGATTGATGAACTGAAAAATAAATTAAGCCTGTCTGCAACAGATGTGAAAAAGATTGGTGAATATAAAGATTGGAATGCTGATTTGACTGCACAATATGCTGAAAAAGTTAATGCATTAAAAGATGAGCTTAATGAAAAATATTTAAAATGTAAACAATCGGAGTTGCCTGATTATCCTATTTTTATGGCTATCGCAGAGAACATCGGATATGATGCTACTGGCAAGCCTACGGGCGTTAATGAGTTGGATATGATTGGCTATGAACTAAAGAAATTTATAGACAATATAAAATGAATTAGTCATGATAAAACTTACAGGTATCATTGAAAATGTCTTTGATGGTATGACCGTATTCAGAGGCTATGCTACATTGAGAACATTAATGAAGTTATCTAAACCAGGAGAATACCAAAGGAAAGAAGATTCCGAAAGATTACCAAAGATAGGAGACTTCTTGAGAGAATCTCCGTTTAAATTTTTTCCTGAATTGATATTTGGTTGGCAAATGGAAGACGAAACAGCTCTTCCTAAAATTAAGGGGGGGCAAGAGTCAGGAACTATTTCATTAACCAATAAACTGAAAATTAAAAAAGCAAAATTCAAATTTCAAGATGCATTAGGAGAAAACCCTACAACAAAAGTTATTTCTATGGAAATTACTGATGAAATTGTAAAAAGCCAACCACTTAACCGATTAGATGGAAACCACAGATTGTGTGCGTTATCTAATATAATGGAAGAAGAAAAAAATTATGGAACACCGAATCCTCAACTTAATATGATTGTACCTTTCTCTATTTTAATTCAAACTAAAAATAATGAGGCAGATAAATACGAATCTGCTTTTTTCTATTTGATAAATTCAAAAGCTAAAGCACTGACAACGGAAGAAAATCTAAAATCTATATTTTCAAATGAAACATTTACTTCTACAGAAAAGGAACATTTACTCGATATAGATAATTCACAAATGAGTATTGTTGAAGAATATATTAAATTGTTCAAAAGTCAGGAATATGAGTTCGTTACAGATGTTTTTAATAAAGAAGTATACACCCTGTCCCTTGATCTAGTTAAATTAATAACATCAACAAATTTTACTAAAATTACTACAGATATCCAATATCTTAATTCGTTATATAAAGATAAAGT